GCCTTCCTTTCATAAACCGCCCCGGAACAGGTCGGTCCCGAAAAACTTATGGGCATCAGAGGACGCACATCGTCGGCGCAGCTCGCGGTCATCACTGGCGGTGCTGTTTCGGCCATTCGGAGGCCCGCGGCGCCGAAGGAATTGACGCAGGAGCAGGCCTCGGAGTGGGTGGCGGTGGTGAACCGTCTTCCTGCCGACTGGTTCCAGCGTGAGACGCACGGGCTTCTGGTGGCGTACTGCCGGCATGTGGTGACGGCGCGGCGGGTGGCGCAGTTGATAGCCACCTGTGAGGCTGCCGATGAATTCAACGTGGACGAGTACGACAAACTCCTGAAGATGCAAGAGCGGGAGGGTCGTGCGATTTCGTCACTGGCGACGAGGATGCGGATTTCGCAGCATGCGACCTACGACAAGAAGCGAAGAAAGCCCATCGAAGCGAAAAAGCCCTGGGGCGAAGAAGAGGAGTAGAGGCGAGCGCAACATTGCGTGGATCGAGAAGTACTGCCGTCTGCCCGAGGGCGACAAGGTAGGGCATCGGGTATCGCTCACGAAGAAGCAGAAGAAGTGGATCAGGCGGATATATGACACGCCGACCCGGACGTTCATCCTGTCGATGGGCCGCAAGAACGCGAAGACCGTGTTTTCGGCGTTTCTGTTGCTCCTGCACTTGTGCGGGCCTGAAGCGAGAGCGAACAGCCAGCTTTACTCCGCGGCGCAGTCGAAGGACCAGGCGAGCATCCTTTACGCGTATGCCGCGAAGTGCGTGAGGTTGTCCGAGGAGTTGAGCGGGGTGGTGATCACCAGGGACACCGTGAAGCAGTTGGCGTGTCCTGAGCTGGGAACCTTATACCGGGCGCTGTCGGCGGAAGCCTCTACTGCCTACGGGTTGTCGCCTGCCTTCGTGGTGCACGACGAACTCGGGCAGGTTCGGGGCAAGAGGTCGGAGCTTTACGCGGCGATCGAGACCGCTGCCGGAGCTCAGCCGGAGCCGCTGTCCATCATCATCAGCACGCAGTCGCCGAACGATGCGGACCTGCTTTCTCTGCTGATCGAGGATGCGCAGACCGGGCGGAACAAGCGAGTGAAGCTGGAAATCTACGAGGCTCCGGTTGACGCTGACCCGTTCAGCGTGAAGTCGATCAGGGCGGCGAACCCGCACTTTGACGACTTCATGAACAAGGAAGAAGTGCTCAAGCAGGCCGAGGATGCAAAGAAGTTGCCGAGCCAGGAGGCGTCCTACCGGAACCTGATTCTCAATCAGCGGGTGGAGGCCCTGAACCCGTTCGTGTCGAAAACGGTGTGGGCGCGCAACGCCGGCAACCCGCTGGCGAGCATGGACGGTAGGACGATATTCGGCGGTCTGGACCTCTCGGCGGTAGCGGACCTCACCGCCTGCATATGGACCGAGCCCGGGGACCGCTGGTCGGTGTGGTCGCAGTTCTGGCTGCCCGAGAAGGGGCTGGTGGAGAAGTCCAGGGTTGACCGGGTGCCATATGACCTGATGCACCGAGACGGGTTTCTGAGAACGACGCCGGGTGCGTCTATCGAATACGAGTTCGTGGCCGCCTACTTGCGGGACGTGTTCGATCGCTGCGATGTACGGGCATTGGCTTTCGACCGCTACAACATGAAGTTCCTCAGGCCGTGGCTTGAAAAGGTGGGCTTCACCGAGGAGGAGCTGGAAAGGTTCATTGAGTTCGGGCAGGGGTTCGTGTCGATGTCGCCGGCCCTTCGCACACTGGAGAGCCTTCTTCTTGAAAGCAAACTCGCTCACGGAGACCACCCGGTGCTGAAGATGTGCGCAGCAAACGCGGTGGTGGTGAAGGATCCCGCGGAGAACCGCAAGTTCACGAAGGCCAAGGCGACCGGGAGGATTGACGGCATGGTGGCATTGGCGATGGCGGTTGCGGTGGCCTCTCAGGGCGGCGAGGTCGAGCTGGAAGTCACCGAGCGGATGGTCTTTCTATGAAAAAGAAAGTTCGAAGCCGAAAATCGCTGTCGCGGAAGTCGACCGACGGGATGGCTCTTGACAGGCTGATCCGTGGGCTCGGGGCGGCGTACGAGACGCTCTCGGGCATCGAGGTGACGCCCGACAATTGCGAGGAGTCGCCGACCGTCCAGGCGCTCGTGAACGCGATCGCGATGCGCATTTCGACCCTGCCGGTGCATGTGTATCTGAAGACCATCAGCGGGAACCGAACGACCAAGGAGCTACAGCCGAACCACCCGGTAGAGAGGCTGCTGAAGAAGCCGAATCCGTGGCAGACGGCGCCGAACTACTGGCTCGATGCGACCTCCTGGCTGGTGCGGTGGGGACGTTACCACGCATTCAAAGCCCGCGGCGTGACTGGTCCGATTCTCCGGCTGATCCCGATTCACCCTGGGTCCGTCGAGGTGGAGCAGGACAAGAACACTCTGAACGTGTTCTTTCGCGTGACACAGTTGGATGGCAAGCAAAGAGACTTCCAGTTCGAGGAGATGCACTACGCCCGCGGCCGAGCGAAGGATGGCGTGAAGGGCGATTCTCCGGTGACGCAAGCCCGTGAGGCGATTGCTTTGGAAATTGCCGCGCAGCGCTTCGGTGCTTCGTTCTTCGGCAATGGCGCGATGCCGTTCATGGTGTTCAAGTACCTGGCCGGGGCTAGGGGGACGGACGAGCAGCGAAAACAGTTCATCCAGGATTTCCAGGTGGCCTACGGCAAGGGAAAACGGTTCCGGGCGATGCTGCTCCCGCCAGGTATTGATGCCGGCGACCCTGTGGCGGTGGAGAACGAGAAGGCGCAGTTCCTACAGACCCGACAGCTTCAGCGCACGATCATCTGCGGAGCGTTCGGAGTTCCGCCGCATCTGGCCGGGGACTTGACCAAGATGACGTTCAACAGTTCGGAGCAGCAGTCTATCGACTTGCAGCAGGCGGTGATTTTGCCCTACGTGCGGATTTTCGAGGCGGCGATGGAACGCGACCTCCTGACAGACGAGGACCGCCGCGGCGGAATCATCATCCGCTTCAACCTGGATGCTTCGCTCCGGGCGTCCTTCAAGGAACGCCAGGACGGTCTCAAGATCATGCGCGAGAACGGGGTCATCAACCCGAACGAGTGGCGCGAGAGGGAGGGGATGAATCCGCGGGACGGTGGCGAGGAGTATTGGGAGCAGGGGCCGTCCGGGCAGGGCACTCCTGCGGCGGCTCCAGCGGCCCCAGCACCAGAAGAGGACGACAATGACGACGCAACTTGAGCGACGTGTAATCCCCCTTCACTCTGCCGAGTTGAAGTTCGCCGGTAAGCAAGGCGAGTTCTCGGGATATGGGGCCTACTATGGCAACAAGGATGCGCATGGCGACGTCATCGCGGCCGGTTCGTCCTCGAACTCTCTGGAGGAATGGAAGGAACGCGGCAAGTGGCCCCCGATGCTGCTCCAGCACGGCGGCTTCGGTATCGGTGCCGACGACATGCTCCCCATTGGCGAGTGGACCCACATGGAGGAGAACAATCGCGGGCTGAAGGTGGACGGGCGGCTTTTCGCCATGAACACCGAGCGCGGCCAGTACGTCTACGAGGGATTGAAGTCCGGGGTTTTGGACGGCCTCTCGATTGGCTTTCGCGTTCGCGCCGAGGAAGTCGGCGAGAAGCCGGGCGAGAGAATCATCAAGGACATCGATCTCTGGGAAGTGTCGGTTGTCACCTTCCCTGCGAACACCAGAGCAAGAGTTACGACTGTCAAGTCATTGACGGTCGAGGAACTGCGCGACTTGGAAGTGGCCCTCGGCGAGCGAGGGGTTTCGCGCAAGGACCGCGGGATCGCGGTTGCCTACTTCAAGCAGTGGCTCCAGCGTGATGCGGGAGAGCCGGGGAACGCGCCTCGTGAGGAGGTTGCGCCGGATGAAGTCGAGAAGTTGCTGGAAGAGCTGCAGGCGAAGGTTTGCGCCGGATCGTTCAGGCGCCGCCAGTAGTTCCAACAGCATCCCGCAACCGAGCCGCCTTCTGGGCGGTTTTTCATTTCTGGAGGTAGCAAATGAGTTCCATGATCGACATCAAGAAGGCCATCGACGGCGTCGGTGAGTCCTTCGAGGAGTACAAGCGCGTCAACGACGAGCGCATCAAGGCCGTCGAATCAGGCAACGAGGGCAAGGCGAAGGAACTGCAGGCCAAGCTCGACAAGATCGAGAAGGACGTGCACGGTTTCTCTGAGCTCAAGAAGAGCATCGAGCAGGAGATCCAGTTCCAGCGCGAGCGCCTCGAGGAGCTGGAAGCGTCGGCGAAGACCCCGGGCAAGACCTCCGGGGAGAAGCTGCGCGACGAGCACAAGGAAGCGTTCCTCAGTTGGGTGCGCAACAAGGGCCAGTCCGCATCGGACGAGCAGAAGCTGCAGGACCTGCAGAGGAAGCTGATCCAGCACAAGGACGTGTCCATCGGCTCGGACGCCGGCGGCGGCTTTGCGGTGCCGGAAGTCATCGCGCGCGAGATCGAGCGCCTGGAGAAGAAGTTTTCTCCCGTTCGTGACCTCGTGAAGGTGGTGCAGGCCGGTTCCTCGGACTACAAGGAGCTGGTCAACATCCGCGGCGCTACTTCGGGCTGGATCGGCGAGAACTCTTCGCCTGGTCGTCAACTGACCACCACGCCTAGCCTGCGTGAGCGCGCGCCGACCTTCGGCGAGCTCTACGCCTACCCGCAGGCGTCGGAATGGTCGCTGGACGACATCTTCTTCAACGTGGAGAACTGGCTCGCCGAAGAGGTGGCCCAGGAGTTCGCCATTGCGGAGGGTGAAGCGGTCATCAACGGTACGGGGTCCAATCAGCCGACGGGGATGATCAACACTGCCCCGACGAACGAAGACGACGCCTTCCCGCCGGATCGGGAGCCCACCGAGTACCAGTTCGTCCCGGTCCTCACGTCGCTCTCGCCGGCCGTGGCCGAGATCAGGGCCGATCCCCTGATCGACGTGGCCTACAAGCTGAACTCGGCCTACCGGGCGGGGGCTGCGTGGGCGATGAACTCGAACACCACGGGAGCCATTCGCAAGCTGAAGGACTCGAATGGGCAATACCTGTGGCAGCCGAGTCTCCAGGTGGGGCAGCCCGACATGCTGCTCGGCTATCGCGTGGCGACCTGGGAGCAACTGGACGACATCGGGACCGACAAGCTCCCGGTGGTGTTCGGCAACTTCCGGCGCGCCTACGTGCTGGCCGATCGCGTGGGCCTGCGGATCACGCGGGACAACGTGACCAACATCGGCTTCGTCAAGTTCTACATTCGCCGTCGTGAGGGTGGAACCATCCTCAATAACGACTCGCTGAAGTGGATCAAGACGACGATCGCGTAAGCGTGAAGCGTGAAAGGTGCGGGGGCTTTCGAGCCCCCGCTTTTTTCTGAGGTCGACATGAAACGAAAGCGCAAGCCGAAACGTCGCGTCGTTCTCAGAAAAGGGCCGGCGCCGCAGAACAAGATGCTGCTCCGCGCGCCCGAGAACAAGTGAAGCGCAGGCAGGGGAAGGTGAAGGCCTTTGCGCTCTATCCGAGCGTGATGGCGCATGCCGTCGCGTTTGCGTTCGGCCGCAGGATTCCTCGTCTTGAGCTTCACATGCTCATCAAGCGAGGCCAGCCGGTCGCATCTACTTGCATTGCGCGTCGGTGAATCCTTGGGCTGCCCCGAAACTCTGGCCGGGGGCGCCGGTCGTTGTGGCTGCTTCGGGTCCGTCGCTTACCCAGGAGCAGGTGGACTACGTGAAGGGCAGGGCGAGGGTGGTAGCGGTCAACGATGCGGTCTATCTCGCGCCGTGGGCCGATGTTCTCTACGCGGCGGACGAGAAGTGGTGGCTTCACCACATGAAGAATCTCTCGCACTTCGTGGGGCTGATGGTGTGCGCGACGAAGAATTCAAAGCTGCACGGGGTGAACGTGATCGGGGCCAGTCTCGATCCACCCGGGCAGGGGTTTGCGAATCCGCAATACATCCGAGGCGGGAATAGCGGGGCGAGCGCGATGCACCTGGCTTTTCACCTTGGGGCGGGGTCGATCTACCTTCTCGGGTGCGATTGCAAGGATGGGCTGAAGGGAAGGCATTTCTTCGGCGAGCATCCGGCGCAGTTGAACCGCGGCTCGAACTACGGGACTTTCGCGGCGCACTTCAAGATCATCGGTGCGGAGATCGAGAAGCGGGGGGTGAAGGTGGTGAACTGCTCGCCGGATTCCGCGCTTTCATGGTTCCCGAAAATACCGCTTCATGAGGTGCTGTGATGGCGCAGCATGTGGGCGACATCCACGGGTTTTCTGGAAAGCCGTGGCCGCAGTATCAGCGAGAGATTCATGGCTTCATCGCTCTACTGAAAGCCGAGGGGGTGAGGTCGTATCTGGAGGTGGGCTGCAGGTACGGCGACACCTGGCACGCGGTGGGCAGTGCTTTGCCGGAAGGTTCTCTACTTGTGGGTGTTGATCTCCCGGGATTCAAGAGCGGGACGGAGAACAAGGGAAGTCATCAGGACAGCGGTCTCTATCTGAAGCGCGCTGCGGTGGACTTGCGGGCGAAGGGCCGGGATGCCCACGTCATCATCGGCGACAGTCACGAGCAGGACACGGTTCAACTGACGGCGACGTTTGCGCCATTCGATGCGGCTTTACTGGATGGCGACCATTCGAGCGATGGAATCACTGCTGACTGGAACTCCTACGGGAAGATGGCGCGCATGGTGGCCTTTCACGATATCGCCGGGATGGGAAGGTGGCCTTGCCAGGTCCGTCCGGTGTACGAGAAGGCGTGCATTGGAAGAAGGCACGAGGAGTTCATCTACGACGGGCTACGTCGTGGAATAGGCGTGGTGTGGACGTGCTGACGGTCGTTTGCTTCTGGTGGTTCGATCCGCACGGCAAGGCGAATCACGTCTACATCTACGGGGCCGATCACGTCGTCATGCTCAAGCGCATGGTGGAACGACACCTCACTGTGCCGCATGAATTCGTGTGCGTGACGGATAAGCCGGAGAAGCTCCCGGGCATTCGCACGGTGAAGCTGGACCGCAAGACATGGGTGCCGGGCACGCGCTACGTGAAGTTGATGCTCTGGCGAAAGGACATTGCTGAAGTTATCGGCGAGCGCATCCTGTATCTGGACCTTGACTGCGTGGTGACGCGCAACCTGGATCATCTAGTGCAACGGGACGAGGACGTGGTGCTGTGGAGAAACCCGAACTTCGGCGGCAAGAGAAGGGCGAGGTACAACACCAGCATCATGCTGTTCACAGCGGGGGCGAGGCCCGAGCTCTACGAGACTTTCGATCCGCACCGTCACCCCGGAGAGTTGAGGCAGAAGTGGGGCGGCACGGATCAGGCTTGGATTTCCACGCGATGCTCGCCGGAAGAAGCGTACTGGACCGATGCAGACGGGGTCTACGGGGCCGGCAGGCTGAAGGACATCGTGCCCGGGGTGGGGACGACGCTACCCGAGAACGCGCGCATTGTTTTCTTTCCCGGAAGCCGCGAGCCCGGGATGAAGACGGTGCAGCAGTTGCACCCGTGGATCAAGGAACACCGGGTTTGATCTCCGCGAAGGCAAAGACGACCGCTGCGCGCTATTGCGGGGTGATGGCGAGCGAGTACGACCGGCGCCGTTCGAGTCAGGAGAAGTGGCGCGCGGAGGAGAAGGCTCTGAGGGCGCATCTCGATCCGATGCCGGCGGGAACTTCGGTGCTCGATTGCCCGTGCGGTACGGGAAGGTTTTTCCCCTACTACGTGAAGAAGGGTTTTTGCGCGGCGGGGGTGGACGTGTCCGCGGACATGCTGAAGCAGGCCGAGAAGAAGGGCGTCGAGGTGAAGCTCGGCGATGTCTTCGCGCTTGATTTCGCAGACGGGGCTTTCGATGTCGCGGTGGTGATGCGGTTTATGAATCTTATCGAGGCGCCGGATGTGAAGCAGGCGCTCGGCGAACTACAGAGGGTGTCGCGCATGGTGATCTTCGGGCTGAGAGAGGGGACGAAGGAAACCGGGAACTATCACTCGCCGCACCAGCTTTCGCTGATCGAGGAGTCGCTCGTGCGAGGCTGGCGGATCAGCGATAACCACCGCATGCACCAGGAGGACTACCGGCTGATCGTGCTGTGCGCTGGGTAGATGTCGCCGGGCCTCCGGGGGTCGGGAAGTCTACGCTGTGCGATGAATTGTGGCACCCGAGGGCGGTGCAATGGGATGCAGGGCCATATCCCGGCGAGTGGTCCGAATTCATCAGGTGCACGAATAGGCTTCTGGTGAAGATTTCCAACCATCCGAGCATCAATGCGTGCAGATCCTTGGTGACGCGGGGGTTTCGCAAGATAGCGACGGTGAACCGAATGAAGCGCGAGGGCGTGTACGTGCAGACCGCATTCGCGCAGCGCGGGCTGGGGATTGGCTGGAGACTCAATGATCCCGAGGACATCGCGCAATATTTCGAGCTGATGCCCGTATCGGTTGGCGTGGTGTTTCTCTATGCCGACGTGGACACGGTGCGGAAGCGAAACCGCGACCGCGGCAAAGATCGCTCGCACATGGTGGCGAAAATGGAACGACCGCGGGAGATCGCGCTGGAGGTTCTGGGGCGCCGCGGGGTGAAGTTACTCAAGCTCGATACCAGGGAGCCGATTGCTCTGAATGCAAGACGACTGCGCGATTTCGCCGGCATCGTTTCTGAGCCCGCTGCGGCTGGACATCCTCATCAAGCATCGGTTCTTTCGTCACCTTCTTGAGGGCGGGATAGGGGACGCGGAAGCAGTTTACCGCTGGCACATTCTCGGGCGCACTGGAGGGCGCGAGAAGAAAAGCCACAAGGTGACGATAGAGCATTACGTCATCGGCTGCCACGAGCTGCTCGGGTCGTTCAGGGCGCGGGGATTCGATCCGGCCTATCCGGTGCTGGTCGGGAGCAACGACGTGCTGATGGACGGCGCGCATCGCATTGCCTGCGCCCTGACCTTGGGCGTGGATGTCCGAGTGAGGAGACTGCCGCGCGAGGGCCGCGCGCAGGAGTGGGGCTGCTACGCACTGAAAAGGCACGGCATGCCGGTGCAGCAGATAGACGCCTTGCTCGCCGAGTGTCTGAGGATTCAATGCGCGTAGATATTCTCTCGTACGCGCCGCACCATGCAACGGCCGGGAGCGCCATGCTCGCCGGTCTGAAGCGCCACGGGGTGCGTGCTTCGATGGGGCAATGGTCCGGTGCGCCCGTGGCGGTTTGCTGGGGCTGGCGCCGCGCCTCCGCGCTCAGGGGAAAGGCGCAGGTTCTCGTCATGGAGCGGGGCTATGTAGGGGATCGCGTTCACTGGATTTCCCTTGCGTGGAACGGGCTGAATGGCAGGGGCCAGGTTCCCCCGGTGACGGACGGCGGCGAGCGGTGGCGAAAGCACTTCGCGCACTACCTCGCGCCGTGGAAAGAGGGCGGTGAAGCGGTGGTGGTCATGGGGCAAGTCCCGGGGGACCAGTCCATCGTCGGGGTGAAGATCGGCGACTGGTACAGGCAGGCTTGTGAAGCCGGGAAGCGGTTCGGTGAGGTGGTGTTCAGGCCTCACCCTGTGGCCCTGGAGCGCGGTATGCGCGACGCACCCCCGAACTGTGCCCGGGTGCTCAAGGGGTCGCTCAGCGACGCCCTGGCGCTATCCAAATGCGTTGTCACATACAACTCGAACGCAGGGGTCGATTCGGTGCTTGCCGGGGTGCCGACAATCGCCTGTGACGAGGGGTCGATGGCCTGGCCGGTGGCGGGGCATGGGCTCGATGCTGACCCGCCGAAGCCCGACCGGGAAGCATGGTGCGCGTCCCTTGCCTGGCGGCAGTGGACGAAAGCGGAGATTGAGGCCGGGGAGGCCTGGGAATACTTGAAACAGGAACTTCACTGAAGGAGCTGGACTATGTCGGCGACAAATGCCTTCGAGACCTCGCTGCTCGGTCTCATCATCACCAACGTGGACGCGGCGAACGTCGGCGATGCCGGCGGTTTGCAGCCTTCTGCCACGGCGGGCGTGTTCTGGATTTCCCTGCACACGGTCGATCCGGGCGAGACCGGCGATCAGGAATCGAGCGAGGCGGACTACACGAGCTACGGCCGTGTGAGCGTAGCCCGTTCTACCGATGAGTGGACGGTGAGCGGGAACACGGCGGACAACGACAACGCCATCACGTTCCCCGAGGCGACGGCCGGTTCGTCCACGGTTACGGATTTCGGGCTGGGCTCTGCCGAGACTACCGCCGGCAACCTGTTCCTGTACGGCGCCCTCGGTTCCAGCCTTGCGGTGTCGGACGGCATCACACCCGAGTTCGCCGCCGGCGCGCTCGATATCACGCTGGACTGAGCGATGGTCGCCATCGTCAACCGTGATCTCTTGAAGCGCCAACGGATCGCCGTGTCAAGCGAAGGCGATCTCGTGGTCATGCAGCTCGGCAATGTCACGCTGAAGATGCCATACGAGGACGCGCTGCAACTCTCGCAGTGGATTCGCGTCAGGGCGAAGGAAGCCAAGCGCCGAGCGGGGGACACGTCGCGGCACTGGAGCGTGATCGGAACGCTTCACGATGCGAACGTGACGCGGGGGTGACGCAATGAAGACGTGGAAGAAGCCGGAACTGATCCGGCGCTCCATTCTCCAGGCTCACCGCTTCGGCCGCGTGATGAATAAGCCGCTGAAGATGCCTGTTCAGAAGCCGCAGCAATGACTCTAAGCCGCACCGCCAAGGCCGGGGATTGCATCGTCGTCTACTCAGTAGCGACGGGGCGAGTGCGGCGTATCTACCTCTCCAATCGAGACGACGAGATCAAGCGTGACGATTCCCGCACTGGTGAAGCGTTCCTGCACGTAGATAGCACGGATGCCAAGGTGGCGCGTGATCTGGATGGGCTTCAGGGGTTGGTCAACGCGCAGACCGGAAAGGTTCCTGCTGGGGATCGTTACGTGGTGGTGCAGGATGGGATTGTCAAAGGCGCGATCATCGCCGACCCTGCCTGTGGAGACTCGCTGCCGCGTTCGCAGTTGATCCAGCATGAGACTGCGGACGAGCGCTGGTCGTTTGTGGACGGCAAGCTCGTGCCGCCTGAGTTGACGCAGGAGCAGATCGAGATTCAAGAGCGCGCCCTTGCTCGGCGCACCGTTCGGGCACGCTGATGGCTACGGTAGTCTTTCTCACGTCTGGCACCTCGGTCGCTACGCCCGGCGACTGGAACGACGCTGACAACTCCATCGAGGTAATTGGTGGTGGAGCGGGTGGAGAAACTAATTCCGTAACCTATGGCCCCGGTGGTGGTGGGGCGGCCTACAGCGCGATTGTCGATGAGTCGCTATCCGGCACGATCACTTACGCAGTAGGAGCCGGTGGTGCTATTTCGACGGATGGCGGCGATACTTGGTTCAACGGAGCTAGTCTTGCAGCTTCCTCAGTAGGTGCTAAGGGTGGTGATGCCTCGGCGAACGGTGTTGCGGGTGGTGCTGGTGGCGCTTCGGCTGATGGCGTAGGAACGACCAAAAATTCTGGTGGGGCTGGGGGTTCCGCATTCGGCAGCGCTGATGTAGGTGGTGCCGGTGGTGGCGGTGCTGGTGGGCCAAACGGTGCCGGAGCCAAGGGCGGGAACCTTGTAGACGGCGGTAGTTCAACCGCCGATTCAGGGACCGGAGGCGGTGGTGCAGACGGCGGTTCCGCTGCGGCGAACTTACCAGACTTTTTTACTGCTACGGCAGGCGGAAACAACAGAAACGCTACCGGGGGTGGCACTGCTGGTTTTAACTCCGTAGGCGGTGCCGGTTCAAACGGTGGTGGCGGCGGCGGTGGCGACGGCGGCGACTTCACGGGGGGCGCTGGAAGCGCAGAGACAATATGGACTCAGACCTCGGACAGCGCAACGGCTGGTCCCGGTTCTGGTGGTGGAGGCGCATCCAGCACCGAGACTGGCACAGCCGCCGCAGGCGCTGCGGGAGCTTTGTACGGCGGTGGCGGTGGCGGCGGAGGGTTCGACGGTGGTAACGGCGGCGTAGGCCGTCAGGGCATCATCGTACTTACTTACGAGCCTGCGGCGGCGGGCGGCGCGATCGACGGCACCGCTGATCTGGCATTCTCGAATGCTGGCGCGCTGACTGGCACGGGTGCTCTTGCCGGCGCGGCCGCGCTGGCCTTCAGCAATGCCGGGGCGCTGTCTGGCCTCGGAGAGTTGGCCGGTGCTTCGGACCTGGCATTCAGCAACTCCGGCGTGCTGCAAGGCGATGGAGAGCTTGCTGGTGCTGCAGCTCTTGCGTTCACGAACGCCGGGGCGCTGACGGGCACAGGCGAACTGGCGGGCGCGGCCGATCTCGCTTTCGAGATTACCGGCACGCTGAACGTACCCGATGGCGCACTCTCGGGCGTGGCGTCGCTTAGCTTTGCGAATGCCGGGGAACTGGCTGGAAGCGGTGCACTCGCGGGCGCGGCTGCGTTGTCCTTTGCCAATGCCGCAGTCTTGCATGGCGTGGGTGCGTTGTCCGGTGTTGCCGAGCTCGCGTTCGACGCCAGCGGCACGCTGACGCTTCCCGGCAGCATCACTGGCACGGCCGAGATCACCTTTGCGCCATCCGGAACCTTGGTGGGCAAGGGTGCGCTGGCTGGTGTGTGCGCGATCACCTGGACGGCGAGCGCAACCGCAACGCAGGACAAGCGCGGGCGCATTGCCATCTCGGAATCTTCAACAGGAGTCGCCGTGGATAGCGTGGTGGTGAACCGTGTGGTGCTCGGTGATTCTGCGGTGAACTCAATCAGCTCGGGGGATTCGTGACAATTTCGGTGTACCAGGTCGGCGACCTTGCAAGAGTGACCGGGGTCTTTACGAATCCCGCGGAAACAGAGATCGACCCGACCGGGCTTTCCTTCTTCTACACGACGCCGGCCGGGGTGACGACTGAGCTTGTCCATGGAACCGACGCCGCGCTCGTCAAGGATTCTGTAGGCAACTACCACGTAGATGTGGACGTGACCGAAGCCGGGGAATGGCACTACCGATGGGAGTCGACCGGCACGGGTCAAGCGGGCCAGAACGGACAGTTCATGGTCGAGCCGAGTTCCTTCGTTTCTAACGTGTCCTCGCCGGAGGAGTGATGGCCGAGAAACTGATTACCGCACCGGCGGTCGAGCCGATCACGCTGGAAGAGGCAAGGCTTTACCTTCGCGCGTCGACTACAGCGGAGGATGCCTTGGTGATGGGCATGCTCTTCGCATCTCGGGAGTTCGCCGAGCAATACACCGAGCGGGCCTTTGTCACGCAGACCTGGGAGTTGTCGCTGGACGCCTTCCCTCGCCGGGGCTGGATCGAGATTCCGAAGGGCACGCTCCAGTCCGTGACCTCGGTGACCTACACCGACGAAAACGGTGCCGGGCAGACTCTCGCAACGTCGGTCTACGATGTGGACACTAGGCGAGACCCCGGGAGGATCATGCTGGCCGAGAATGAGTCCTGGCCCACCACGGACTACCAGCCGAACGCTGTCGTCATCAAGTTCGTCTGTGGGTATGGACTTGCCGCGGCAGTTCCGTATTCGATCCGGGCAGCCATTCAACTGCTCGTGCAGTACTTCGAGCAGCGGGATGCGAGCGCGCATGTCATGCAGGCCGCTGAAGCCCTGCTCAGTCCATACCGGATTCTGCGCGCGTGAGAGACCACCCGGTTCATCTCGGGGAACTCACAGAACAGATAGAGCTATATCACCGCACGCTCACCGATGACGGCTCCGGGGGCGCGACGATGACCGAGACGCTCTACGCCACGGTGTGGGCGCACATGCGGCCGATGAGCGGGCGCGAGCAGGAGCAGGCCATGCGCAGCGAATCACGCTCGAGGTTCCTCGCCGTCATTCGGAACAGAACGGATGTGGTGCAGACCGACATCCTGAAGTGGGACGGGCGCGAGTTCAACGTGAACTTCATCAAGCTGCGCGGCTTTCGTGGCCTGTACCTTGAGATGGAATGCGAGCTGGGGGCGTCCGTCTAGTGGCCCGCGACAACATCAGCATGCAGATATTCGGCATCGAGGAGTTGAAGAAGATGCTGACGAACTACGCGCCGAACGAGGCCCGGAACATCCTGCGCCAGACCGTGCACGGGCTTGCCGGGAAGACTCGGGACGTGCTGAAACGCAGGGTGAAGAAACGCTACCGCAGGCTGGAGCGGTCCATCAAGGCCGTCAGGCGCAGGAGCAAGAACTTCGAGCACGTCTCAGAGGTGAGGGGTGGTGCTACGGCGCCATACGGATTCCTGCTCGAGTACGGTACGTCGAAAACCAGGGCGCAGCCGTTCATCACGCCGGGAGTCGAGGAGCTTCGCCCGAAGATGGCCGAGATATACCGTCAGGAGTTCGGCAAGCAGCTTGAGCGTGTCCTGAAACGCCGCGCGAAGATGCCAAAATGAGCGGCGAGTCGGTACTGCACGATGCTCTCATAGACGCGCTGCGGGCGGATTCGTCCTTGGCTGCGTTGCTGGCGGATCACTCGTATTCGAGCGAGTCTCCGGTTCCGTCGGCGGTGTACGAGTACGTCGAGCAGCCTGTCGCTGCTGAAGCTGAGTCCAACTTCCCCTACGTGGTGGTGGGCGATACCACTGGCGCCGAGTTCGACACCGATGACGTGAACGGCCAGGAGCACACGGTCACGCTTCACATCTGGGACAGGTATAGGGGCGGCAAGCGGGTGCGCGATGTTGCGGATGCGCTGTACGCTGCCCTGCATACCGTGGCTATTGCGGTGGCCGGCCGGCACACGGTGTACTGCTACTACGAGTTCGGTGAGTCTGTTCCAGATCCCGACGTTCGCACGCAGCACAGGGTGACGAGATTCCGAATCGTCACGCAAGAGACGTAGTTCCCCGAGTGTTTCAACCCGGGCCCGCGAGGGCCTTTTTCATTTGTGGAGGTAGAGCATGACTGCCCTTGCTGGTCGTCTTATCGTTGTGAGCCGCGGCGGGACGCCCGTTGCTGGTGTTCGCGTAAAGGGTCTCGCCGTTGCGGGTTCGTCCATCAACATCACCACGGACGACGACGCTGGCTGGCAAGCCCTGCTGTCGGTGGTCGGTGAGTTGGCCGTGACCATCACGGTCTCCGGCATCAAGCTGGACGACACGCTGCTGAACGCATCCCTCACCCCTACGGGTAGGACTGCGGCCATGACTTTCGAGTATGGCGACTCGTCCCCGCCCCGCCAGGTGTCGGGCGATTTCTTCCTCGCCAACTATAACGAGGGCGCCGAGTACCAGGGTGCCGGCACGTTCGACGCCGAGTTCCAGAGCAACGGGGCCGTTAGCGGCACGGCGTAACCGATGGCGGTATTCCAGGAGGTCTCCCTTGAGTGGGAGGGGAAGAAGTACGTCATTGCGCCGGAGGGGATGCTGCGCGCCATTTGCGAAGTCGAGGACGTGCTGTCCTACGGGGCGCTTGCTCTGGCTTCGGTCATGGCGCGCACCGCGCCCGGGGAATTGCCGCTCGGCAAGATGTCCGCCGCTCTTGCGATCTTCATCCGCCACGGCGGGGGCGAGGTAAGCGGAGATCAGATTTTCGGCGCCCTGTTCAAGGATAGAGGGAAGTCGCTGACCGAGAACGCATTGCGGGCGCTTCTCTCGCTGCAGGCGTTGATGATCCCGCCCGAGCATCTGAGGGGCAAGCCGGGAAAGTCAGAAGCGGCGACCGCGCGGGCTCGGCCGTCGCGGAAAGCTACAAGCTCGTCATAGGTCAGGGCTGGGCGAGCCCTGAGTATTTCTGGCGAATGCATCCCACCGAGTTGTGGTGGCTGATCGAAGCGAAGATGCCCCCCAAACGATACGGACTGCTCACAGAGAACGAAATGGCCGACCTCTATGACGACATGAAGAAGAAGGGGCTGCTCGATGGCTGAGCCCGTGGGCGGACTTTTCGTCCGCGTAGGAGCAGATTTTTCCTCGTTCGTCGGCGCCTTCGAGAAGGCGGACACGAAGGTCAAGAAATTCTCGCGCCAGTTCAACAAGCATGCCGAGAGCGTGGCGAAAGTCACCGCTGCAATAGCAGCGGCCGGCGTTGCCATTCTCGCGCTCACGAAGCGCGTGACCGATGTCGGCGACAAGTTCGCCAAGATGAGCGTGAAGGTGGGGGCGTCGACGGAGTTCCTGTCGGCGTTTGCCCATGCTGCCGACCTTGGCGGGGTGTCGGTCGAGCAGATGGAAAAGGGCATTGGGCGCATGACGCGAACGATGTCCGATGCCTCGAACGGTCTTGCCACTGCGCAGCGCAGCTTCAACCAGCTCGGCGTAGAGGTGCAGGCCGCGGACGGGTCGCTGCGCGAGGTGCCCGATGTAATCCTCGAAGTGGCCGATCGCTTCAAGGGCATGACTGACCAGACTAAGGCTGCCGCTCTTGCGCAGGAAATCTTCGGCCGTTCCGGGCTTGGACTCCTGCCGACGCTGAAGCTGGGCTCGGCTGCCATTCGAGAGCAGATGGAAGAAGCCAAGCGCCTGGGCATCGTGTGGAGTACGGATGCGGCCAAGGCCGCCGAGGAATACAACGACAACCTGCTCAGGGTGCAGCGGGCGGCAGAGGGGCTGTCTCGGACGCTTGTCGGGCCGCTGGTAGAGGGGCTGAACAAGGCCGCGCTCGCCATGCTGGAAGCCCAGAAGAATGGCGAGAGTTTCTTCCGCACGATCATCGAGGGGTTCCGCACGCTCGTCACCGGTGACGACGTGCACAAGTGGAACGTCGAGATGTCCGAGGCGGGGGAGGCTTTGCTCAAGGCGCAGAACAAGGTCGACCAGGCCCGCAGGCTGGCCGGGCGGCGCGGCACGAACGAGGTCGGGCTGAACATGCTGCGGCTGGCGAACGAGGAGCTTGCCAAGGTCGAGGCCAACATCAAACGGCTGCAGGCGATCAAGCCGATTCTCGCGCCGGATGCTCCAGACTCGAAACCTGAGCAGAAGGGAAAGCCAGCTCCTGCGCCCTTCGATGCGGAGGCGGCCAAAGAGATTGCCAAGCGCGAACAGGAAGTGCGAGACCTCATGCACAGCGTGCAGGAGCAAAACGACAAGCGCGAGCTTGATCAGGTCAGGCTGAAGATCGAAGAGCGCAAGAGGATAGAGGACGAAGCTGCGCAGGCGCGGCTGGATGCCATCGATTGGGAGCAGGGTGAGGCTATCAGGCGTGGCGAGGAGGAGCTTGCCATTGCAAGGCAGATTGCCGAGCAGAAGAAGGCCGAGCTGCAGCGCGAACTGGCTGCCCGGCAGACGTTCTTCAACAACCTGGCGGGGCTGATGAACACGAGCTCGAAGAAGGCTTTCGAGTTCGGGAAGAAGGTGTCGATCGCCCAAGCCGCTGTGAAGGGCGCGCAGGCTGTCATGGACGCCTGGCAGGCGGGGATGTCCACGGGAGGCCCGTGGGCGCCGGTGGTGGCGGCTGCGTATGCCGGAGCGGCTGCGCTGAACGCGGCGAACATCATCGGCAACATCCGCAGCCAGCAGTTCGGGGGCGGTGGAGGGACGCCTGTCGCGCCGAGCCAGGGCTCGAGCGGGGTGTCTCCTGTAGGCGCCGGTGGGGCGGGCCCTCAAGCCCGTGGCCCGGACACTATCATCAAGATCACCGGGGACACGTTCTCGCAGCGTCAGGTGCGCGAGCTGGTCGAGCGAATCAACGAGGGCCAGCGTGACGGCGGCCGGCTGGTGCTGGCATGATCGTCTTCACTTCCGCCTTCGAGACCGCCGAGGCCGCTACCGACACTCCCCTCACCCACGCGCGCATCGGCTACCAGAACTGGCTACGCGATCTCACGATTACCGCGGTGGAGGCGAGTTCCGAGACAGCGGACGGCCCGAGGGACCAACCTCTCAACCCGGACACCCATTCCTTCTGGGAGCCGGAGAGCCTTCCCGCTACCTACACCATCACGCTCGGCGCTACCCGGGCGGTGGACTACGTGGGGCTTCTGGGGAGGATCGGATCGGTAGGGGCTTCGGTGCTGGTCGAGACGAGCGACGGCACGCTCATCAACTCCCCGGCAGAGGAGGAGTGGACGACCTTCGCCGAGTCAGCTTCTCCCGATGACGACGCCCCGCTTTTCTTCCTCGACGCTTCCCGCGACATCACAAGGATCAGGCTGACCTTTACCGGGTCGACGATGCCACGTCTTGCCGTGGTGTATGCCGGTGAAGTGCTGAAGATGGAGCGCATGATCTACGGGGGCCATGCGCCCGGCAGGCTGTCGCGCGTCACCGTGCTGAATGGCGCTATGTCTCGCGGCGGGCAATTCCTCGGGCAAGACTTCAGGCGGCACGGCTTCGAGACATCGGCTTCGTTCCGGCATCTCACCGCTGCATGGGTGCGCTCGGACTTCGATCTATTCGTTCGTGACGCGCGCAAGTACCCATACTTCTTCGGCTGGCGGCCTGCTGACTTCGAGGAGGAGGTTGAGTACGCCTGGACGCCGGAAGACATCCGGGTGAGCAACATGGGCGTCCGAGATTTTATGCAAGTGTCCTGGCCGATAGTGGGGTACGGCTTTGAGTAGCGACTCGTTCGGCCGGGAGCGGGTGCAGTTCTTCGAGGTGCTGCAACCCAAGTGCGGGCAGGACTTCGGCGATGGCTTCAACCCCGTGGACTTCGACGGGTCCACAGATTTTCTCGATCTTGGTGCGGCGCTGTCTGGACTGTCAAGCGGCGGCACCGGGTCAATAGTCTTCGTTGTTAAGTTCAATACGGACGCCGACTCCATAGTAGTCAGTGGTGTCACCAGCATTGGCGGCGGGACGCTTAGATTTTATGTTCTTTACCTTTCCTCCAGCCAGGCGATTCTGGTTAACGGATTGAATGCAGCAGGAGCCACCGTCCTCGCTTTTACTATTCCCAATATCGTCATCGGCCAGACGTATCGGGTCATGGCGAGTTGGGACTTGGATGCAGACCCTTCGGTCGCCGCCATCTATGACCTGGACACCGCACAAAACGTCTCCACGAAGACGCAAGGCGAGGATGTAGCCTTTGCCTCCTGTGCGGATTGGGGGATTGGCGCAAGGCCCAACGGGTCCGATAAACTGGACGGCGAAATCGGTTTCGTGTGGTTGTCGTCGCAGCGCATTGATTTTGACGACGAAGACGAGCGGCGCAAATTCTTCTCCGAGGACGGGGTCGCCATCAGCCTGGGCGATGACGGTTCGAGGACCACCGGCATTGTGCCGGAACTTTTCATGAAGGTGAATTCCGACGAGACCATCAGCGAGTTTCCTGATAACCGAGGTTCGTCTGGCGGCACCTTCAACGTCAACGGTACTCCTGAACTTGGCGATATGGCAGTTGGAGGCTGCCACGCGCAACTAGGTGTCACCGGCACTCGCAAGTGCTTCAACACGAAGGCGACGTGCCAGGACACGGAGAACTACGCGCCAACTGAGCAAGTGCTGCTTCGCTTCGGCCGCGAGCAGCAAGACCTTCTCCAGTACGGGAACGTGCTGCCGATGCTGGAGTCTCTGAGGACGACGCCGGGCGCCATCAATCTGGCGGCGATGGACGAGAACAAGTCCGCGCTCGGGGTGAGGGAAGTGGTGACGGTGCAGTTGAAGGATGGGTTGCACGATGACTTGCTGGTTGACCCGTACCGGCTGGAGAGGGAGACCGGCGAGGCTTCGCTGATTCACGCCGGGACGGTGCCGAGCGAGAGCCCCACGGTCGAGTACACCGAGACGCTGCCGCTTGCGTCTGATGCATCTGCGCAAGACGGTGAGTATGTGGGGAGACTGCTGCAACTCCTGACGGGGGCGGGGAGCGTACAGGAACGCAGGGTCTCGGCCTACGCGGGGAAGGTGGCGACGGTCAGCCCGAGGTGGCGGACGAACGAGTTCCCGCGCAGTGAAGCGTTCGACAATGCGACGTGGAATAAACGCGCCGGACTGTCGGTCACGGCGGATCAGGCGAATGATCCGAATGGCGACCTGACGGCAGAGCTATTCGACTGGACCAGCGGGGACGGGTACTGCTGGCAGGACAAGACGTTCCTGCAATCGACGACGTACACGATCTCCGTTTACGCGAAGCGCGTTTCCGGTTCGCCGACGATTAACTTAAACGCATTTTGGGCGGGCGATCCGGCCCCGCCACCCCAAAGCGCGACTAGCGGCACCTTCGCGCTGACGGATCAATGGGAGAGATACGATCTCACTTTCACCACTTCGCCAACGGCAAGTGCTGGCGGTGATACGGGGTTCCACGTCATCAACGGGGATGCGCACATCTGGGGCGCGCAGCTAGAGCAGGTTTCGGAAGTCGGCGACTACATCAAGACCGTCGCCGCCGCGATCACCCTCCCCGACGCCACCACCGGCTACGAGGTCCGAGACGCTTTCGACCCCTACACACGGGGGACGTTCGCGGGCAAGTTCCTGGCGCGCAATCCGTTCTACGCCAACTATCGCTGTCAGGCGAGGGAGGGCTACATCGGGCAGGCGCTCGATGAAATGTCCCTGCGCAAGTACATCATCGACCGCATCGAGGGGCCGAACGAGCGCACATGGCGGGTGGTCGCCAAGGACCTATTCTCCAAACTGGAGGCGCAGAAGTCAGTCGCACCGGCAGCTTCGAGGGGAGAGTTGGCGGCTGACATCAGCGACAGCGACACGTCCTGCACGCTATCGCCCACGGGGATTGGCGACCTCGATTACGACGTTGCGACCGGAAGCCCGCAGGAGTTTTTCGTTGCAATCGGGGACGAACTTATCAAGGTGCAGCGTAGCGGTGACACGCTGACATTCATAGAGCATGACCCGGCGGGCGATCCCGGCAATGTGCGCGGCGCACTCGGGACCACGGCTGCGGCGCATGACGAGGAGGACCTGGTGCAGCTCGTCCTCGACGAAGAGACGCAACTTGCCCATGACATCGTGTACCGCTTCTTGACGGTGTACGGGGGGATCGCCGTAGCGCAGATTGACAAAGCGGACTGGGACCTGAAGGCCGCGCAGATCACCACGCTCTACACCGGCTACGTTGCCGAGCCGACGCCGGTAGCGCAACTCGTGGGGGAACTCTGCCAGCAAGCCGGGTTCACGGTATGGCACGACGTCGAGACGGACATGATCGAACTGGCCGCCCTTCGTGCGACGGCTTTCGACATCACCATCGGCGACGACGCTTGGATCAAGGCCAGCACGCTTACCTTGAAGCGTCAGGACGATAGAAGAATCACTGAGTTCTGGGCCTACTACGGCCAGAAGAACAAGAAAGAGGACCTGGAGAAGCGGGATAACTTCCACTCCCGCTATGTAGCGGTGGACCTGGACGCGGAAGGGGACGACGAGTACGGTATTCCGAAGATCAAGGAAGGCTTTTCGAGGTGGATTCCGCAGCACGGCCGGCAGGCCGCACAGCAGTGGGCCGATCGCACCATGTCACTGTTCAGGAACCCACCGCTACAGGCTGAAGTAGGGTTGCACCACTCACGACTGTCGCAGATCGACCTCGCGCAGTTCGTCGGGCTGGAGACTGCCAACGTGCAGGACGCCACCGGGGAGCTGGCGACGAAGACAATGGCCGTGGTGTCTATCGAGCGCGGCGAGCACGAACTCTCGGTCATGCTGCAGGAGGTGAACTTCTTCACCGAGCCCGACGATACCGGCGACCGGGAGATATTCATCGAGAACGACGTGAACAACATCAACCTGCGCGGGCTGCACGACGGACTGTACGGTGCACCGCCAGCGGGTTCGCCGACGATCAGCATCACCTTTCGCGTTCTGGATGGCGTGACGGTAGGCTCAACGTCCAGCAGCAACCCGGCCATGAGAACGGGGACGTGGAGCGACTACGGCATTGTGCCGACCATCCAGGTGCAAGAGACCGGGCGTATCCTTGGCAAGGGCGGCGCCGGTGGCAACGCTGCAGTGGGCTTGAACCCGCCAACCAATCCTGGCAGCGTTGGCGGGCTTGCGCTTCTTGTCCAGGACAACGTCCACATCACCGGCGCTGGCATGATAGCCGGAGGAGGTGGTGGTGGTGGTTCTGGCGGTGCCAGTTTGGGCGGCGGCGACAACGGTGCCGGTGGCGGTGGCGGTGGAGCGCAGCCAGGACCAGGTGGCAACAGCGACGGTGCCGCTCACTTTGCCGGATCGGATGGCACCAGCGAAGCGGGCGGCGCAGGCGGGACTGGCGTACCCGGCGGCGGAGATGGCGGCGATGGAGGTGATCCTGGGGAAGCGGGCGACGCGGGGTCAGCGGGCGACGCAGGTTCAGGCGCCTCGGGCGGGGCTGCTGGCAATGCGATCGACGGTGTATCGCTTGCGACGTTCGACTCGCCGAACCTGCTCACGATCTCTGGCGGGCAGGTCAACTAGAACGTCACTACCATGCCCATGGTGAAGAGACGCAGGCGGTCCAGTTCTCCCATGCCGTCCATCTGCTCAAGCATGGCGCGCACTTGCAGGTGCTGGCTCAAGCTATATGCGGCGCCAATGCCGAGCACGGCGCGATTGCCCAGGTCCTCGCTTGTGGTAATGCCGCCGCCGCTCGAAGCGATAGTGTGCTCGCTGTCCAAGGCGTAGAAGCCAAGCTTGCCGAGCAGGGACCAGCGGCCCATAGGCAGCGTGCCGATTGCCGCTAGGCCTGGGCCCTTCGCGGTCCAGGTGCCGCCCATCTCGGAATAATTCCCGAGGCGCAGATAGGACGCTTCCACCGCGAAATTCTCGGTGAAGTGATAGCCCAAGCCAAAGATGGGCACTGCTATTTCCCGCTCGACGAGGCCGGCCAGCTTCGCCTCAACCTGCGCGATGCCGATGACGAGGTAAGGCTGCCCCGCCGCCGGTAGCGACAGCGCGAGAAGTAGTGCTGCAAACAAGGTGCGGATCATGTTGGTCCTTTCGTAGTCGAATGATAACCCTTGGAGTGTGCCAATGGCTGAAACGATGAATCAGGTAAGCGTTCTAATCGTGCACCTCCTCGCCGTGGTGGCGTGCGTCTACTTGTGGCGCCGAGCACCAGACCCGGTGCAGCGCGGCATCCTGATCGTGATCGCCGCCGCAATGATCGTCTACACCTTCTGCGACGGCCTCAGTCTGTACGGTGTTGGCAGGAGTGGTAACGACTTCCTCGGCATCGACAGGGTTTGGAAGGTGAAGATATGGGCAGACGGCTTCGCTCATTTCGCCGTTCTGCTGTACCTCGCGCGGCAGTGGTGGCTGACCACGGGATTCTGTGCCGCGCTCAAGGAAGGACGCAGCAATGCCTGAAGCCGCCCTCGCAACGGCACAGGCTGTAGAGAAGCTGGGCATCATCGGTGTGCTCGCGCTCATCATCTTTCTGGTGGCCTACGCCGCCATCCACTTCAGGAAGGAATTGATCGTCGCGCACAGAGAAAACACCACGCTGCGCCAGATGCTGCTGATCGTGAAGATTGCTGCGGACGGCGCAGGGGCAAAGTACGACCTTGACGGAGTGGGCGACATCGACAAGATGCTCAAGACGAACGCATGAACATCGCCGCGCTGAAGGCACAACTCGTGCGCCATGAGGATCTGAGACTCAAGCCCTACAAGGATAGCCTCGGCATTCTCACCATCGGCGTCGGGCGAAATCTGGAGCACGTCGGCATCACGGAAGCCGAGGCGATGGTGCTCCTCGGCAACGACATCATCGGCGTGTTCGATGACTTGGACCGAGTATTTCCGTGGTGGCGGCAGATGACCGAGGAACGCCAGCTCGTCATCGCGGATATGTGCTTCAACCTCGGCATCAAGCGCCTGCTCGGATTCGTGAAGACGATGGCCGCCATGCAAAGCGGGAGATACGAGGTCGCCGCGGTGGAGATGCTGGACAGTAAATGGGCACAGCAAGTCGGGAAGCGGGCAATCACGCTCGCCAACATGATGAAAGGAGTCTGATATGGCAACCATGCCACAAGTGAACAACAACCCAGGAGTGACCGTAGGTCTCATTGCGGCTGCGGCCGCCAACGTCGTCATCGCTTTCGTGAAAGCCAAGTGGGGATTCGACTTCGCCGGCCAGGAAGCGAACCTGACCATGCTGGCGGTGGGCGCCGGTTACTGGATTCAAGGTCGGGAGGTGCCAGCATGAGAATCCTCTACGCTCTCATCATCGGCGTGGCCGTGCTCGCGGGCGGCTGCGCGACCAAGCCCGCGCAATCGGAACTCGCCAAAGCCGAATGCCTGAAGACCAACCCTGCGGCCGTGTGCGAGCTGCGTGGTTGGGTCTTCGAGAGCTACGCCTACCTGATCGGCCTGAACCAGACGATCGAGCAGAACGCGAACGATCGGGTCTGGAGCAAGGCGCAGGCGACGGCCTACCTGGAGAAGTCACGGGCAGCCAGGAGGCTCGTCAATGACGTGGACGCAGCCCTCGGCAAGGGGGACATCCTGAGCGCCGGCAATGCCCGCACGCTTGCCCTGCGTGCTCTTACCGAATTGCAGCGCGAGGTCGCTGCGCAAGCGAGGAAGCCATGAACCCCGTACTGCAAACCGCCACCGCGCGACTGGTGGACTACGCCATCACCATGGCCTTCACCAAGCTGGGACGCGATGCTGTGGTCAGCTCCATCGACACCTGGCGGCTGGAGGGCAACAGCGAGGAGCAAGTACTCAGCCGACTGAAGGCCCTGGTTGAGTCCAGCGAGAACGCCGCCGCAGATGCGGTGAGCAAGATGCCGGACTGAACGGCCGGGGCGGCGCCGCACGTCTGAACCTCCTCCTCCTCCTGGTTCTCGGGCGGCGTTCGTCCTGGCCTCCATTACTTGTCCTCCAGCGCTGCCACCCGGCGCCGCAGCTCGTCCAGGTCCCGCCTCAAGGCCTCCGGTGTCAGCTTGGCATGGTAGGTCTTGCGGCATGGTGCGCCGCAGAAACGCTGCCAGTCCCTGCGGGGGCGGAAAATCGCGCCACAGGCCTCGCAAACCGCCTCCTGGCTACCAGAGGGCGTCCTGGCTGATTCCGGCGCTCCTGCGCTGTCTTGATGCGTCTGAGAAGCGCTCATCTGGGCTTCGCGCGTCTCATTCTTCCCCCTTGCTAGCGTTGCGGCTCTCCGTAGCGGCGCTTTGCATCTTCGCCACGCATTCAACTATTGCGCGGTTGAGGTCGGTGTATCTCACTGCTTCCAAGAACTCGCCAGAATTGTCTCGATATCGAAATAGGTGGTTCAGCATGAACTTCTTCACCAGCGCCATCGCTTGCGCATCTTCCGTGAGAGGCCAATAACTACGACCACTGCCGACTTCTACTTCGTCTACGCCCATCGCCTCCGCGCACAATTTGGTCATCTCTAGGTCGGTCATTGTTCCTCCTTAGCGTTGCGGTCGATGGTAGGGGCGCTCACGCGAATAAGTCCTTTGCGGCCTTGCCCTTGCGCCTCGTCTGATAGGCGTTCTGCTGGTGATGTTTCAGATCGTAGCGAAGGTGGCACCGCTGGCACATGGCTTTCAGGTTCTCGTCTCGGCAGTCCTCGGGCGTGTGGTTCAGATGGGCGACTGTCAGCACCACCTTTCCATTCGCCCACTTCGCAGGCTCGCCATTGCGCTCGACGCAGCGCCTTGGGCCTCCGGTAGTCCGGTGTAGGCCGCATTCGCCTTGGCACTCGCAGCGGCCTCCTGAACGCGCCCTGATCGCCAAACTGATGTCCTTCCAGTTCTTCGGGTAGCGACCCTTGTTTTCCGGCTTTATGCCCATGCGGTGCAGTCCAGAGTCGCAGCCATTAGCGGCTCCTGTTCCATTCTTCCCTGCATCGTTTCTTGCCGATGATCTTGACAATCTCTGTCATCAAGGCATAGCGCCTCGGATTGGCGTCACCACGCGGCTCTGGATTCGGAATCTCCGACGGCCACGACCACCTGTTAAGTTGGCACCACATTTCCGCAAGCCTATGGTTACTCCAGAACTTAAGATCGGTCATGGCGAGGCGCGACAGCGACTAGTAGCGGCCACGTTGTTTCCAGAGTGGCTTCGTCCACCATGCACTTATTCCAGATCACCAGCATGGCGCGGCATGTAGCGCGATTGATCTCCACTGGCACTAGCCTCCATCCTTCGCCCTCAGCTTCAGGCGGCGAAGCGCGGAGGGCATCTCTCTGCTCGACTAGTTTGCGTATCGTCAGAGCAACCGCGAAGTCATTGACCCATTTGCGGTCAGTGAGGAACGAGAGGCAGACTTCTTCCAAGCGGTTGAGGTCGTATAGGATGCCTTCGGCTGGCTGCTCGACGAACTTCTCAAGGGGCGCGGACATTAGCTCATCAGGCAGGCCCCAGAACACCACATTACCCTTCTTGCGCTCGGCAAGGATGCGGTCGCGCAATTTCTTCTGTGCTTCGGTTGGAGCGTCTTCGCCATCAGCCCTCGCCTCCCAAGCAGCCCACATGCTCTCAGTTGGCTTCCACTTGCCAGCGGCAGCCCATTCCTCGAATCGCTTGCGTTCGTCGCTCATTCTTTCTCCTCTCTGTTCGCCGGAGTGGAGATATCTATCTGCACGGCGAGCAGCTTCGATGATCCGGCGTTCGATCTCCACGGCGAAGTGCTTAGCGTGCTTGCTGCGTCCCCACTCTCTCGCAAACCCGAGACACAACTTACCGGCGTCGCGCAATCCATCGCTGTAGCCGCTCGCTGCGCACTGAGCCGCTACGTGCAGTGCCTCGAAAGCATCGGCGCGTTCTTTCCAGTACGCTGCCGATAGCGTCTCTCGGTTGGCGATCTCGCGGGCCTCCTTCAACTCCCGCGCGTTCTCCAGGCACAGACTTTTGAAGCAGCAGGCGTTGAAGCCGCTTTCGCGCTCGTCCTTCTCTGAGGGCGCAGCAACCGCAGGCAGTGGCTTAGTCGCTTGCGACGGCACTTTGGCATTCACCGTCTGCGGCGCTGCATTGTTCTTGCTGACTTCCAAGGCGATACCTACAACGTCCATTTCCGTCAGTTTGGCTAGCTGCTCGGAGGCCGAGGGCGCAGCGCCACCTTCGTACGGTCCTTGAGCGGTCATTTTCCTTTCCTCGTTGCCGTCCGGCGTTAGGGCGCGATCGACGCAAGAAGCTCTTTCTCAGATGCCTCTGCATCTATAAGTGCGAGATACGCCTTGCCGAATGGATGATCTTGCGGTACTAGCACCATTCCCTCCGGCACCTTCGCCGTACCGCTAGGCGCGGTCTCCGATAGGGCGAGGAGAGCTCTGGTACGCTCGATCAGTACGGATACTTGCTCGATCGACTCGTCTTTCATGAGCCGCTCCAACCAACCACACATTTCAGTCAGCAACTCCGCTTTCTCGAAGTCAGCGGCAGTGGTGAAGTAACGCGGCCTCGGGTTGCAGTCCTTCTGCCCCTTGGTCTTGATGGACTGCACGCCGTTCGTAGGTACGTCGGCTGGCCTCCAGATGTGGCTGCAGCCGTGGCACAAGTGAGACTTATGCGGAGGATTCGTCCAATCCGGCGCGCGCTCGTCTGGCGCATCAATGTGCTGCTCGCCGCACTGTGGGCACCACAGCAGCATGTCGATTGGCGCTGTCGCAGGCTGCGGCGCTTCCGGCAGGGTAGCGCGCAGCATGTCGCTACTCGCTTGCCAAGCGGCCCACATGCTCTCTGTAGGCTTCCAATTACCCTCGGCAGCCCATTTTAAAAATAGCTTGCGTTCGTTCATTCTTTGACCTTCGGCATGGTGGTTATGAGCTTGAGAATGTCTCGCCAGATTCCGTTCTGCGCTGCCCAATAACCGCGCTCCCACGTAGTCTCAGGATTATCGGACTTCGGCTTGGCAATCTCCGCGCAGCGGTTAGCCACTTCCCGCGCGCTCGGCGCAGTGGCAGATAGGGCGACAACAGCACGCGACAGCTTCAGCGCGTCGAGGGCGTCCTGGTCGCGCTCGGGCTGGATGCCTTTACGCTCCAAGTCCTCCCAACTCTCTATCAGGTAGTTGGCGAGTTCAAGGGCTTCGCGTTCGGTAGGCTCTTTCATTTCATGGCATCCTTTATGTCCTTGGCAAGTTGCACCAGTTCTGGCTCACCGGATTCACGCAGACGAGCCGTGTAGGGCACAGCCTCGATCTTGGTGATGGTGTCCTCGCCGCCAAGGCCGTGGATCATCCTGTTGATAGCCCGGATCGCCTCGCCTCGTGCGTTCGCAATCGGCTGATCCACGATGTACGTCTTGTAGAGTGAATCCATCGCTTCGGCACATCGCTGGATGTTCAGGACGCGCCACCTTTCTGCACTGAGCGGCCCCGGTGCCTCAGACGAGAGCTTTTCGGTCATGGCTTCCTCGCTGCACGTTGTCCGGCTTTGAATGCGTTGCGGGCGATAGACTTCACCACGCTGGCTTGCCACGCCTCTATGTGGGGGACGTTGGTGCGGGCGCGTGCCCACCAGTCCGCAAAGCGCCTCGGTGGGGTACTGGAGCCGGTCACAGCACGTATTCCTTGTTCACCACGTTATCCTCCGGCATCGGAAATACGTCAAAGCTGTTCTGACCGCCCTCGCGCCATGAGTGTTTGTCATTGCACTGTGCAGCGACTTCATCAGCGCGCTTCTGTTCGGTGAACACCCCAACGATGTTCGAGGAAACTCCGCACTCGATGCAGCCGACATTGACAACAATCCACTTGCTCATCGTTCCTCCTGCTTCGTTGTGTAGCTGTTCCGGCGAATCACGCGGGCTTGTCCACAATGGACTCCAACTCAGCGATGTAGCAGTTGGCACATTTGCCAGTGCGGAATAGTTGGCCGTAGTGTCCACATGAACAGGAGCCAACGCTGATCTGTTCCAGATCCTCCGCTTGTGCTTGCACAGCGTCCTCTGTCAGCTTTAGCGCGGCCTTCATATTTGGATCGTTCATGTCGATCATGGATACCTCCAGTTGGTTATTTACGCGAAGGCTGTGACGCACGAGCACAGGCTGAGGCGCGGTCTTCGGCGTCCTTCAATTGAAGGCGCAGGGCTGATAGTTGGGAACCAGCCATCATCGAAGCATCCCTCTCTGCGGCTAGCTCACGCTCTAACTGGCAGCCGTGGGCAAATAGCACGTCAGCAGGCTCGCTGATAAGAGCGTCTGTTCTGGGGGTACTGGAGTCCGTCATTGTTCCTCCTAATCGTTCGTGCCGAAGATTGGGGCGCTCACGCCGTTGTCTCGCCAAGCCGAGTAAGCAGGGCATTGACCGCCTTGCGCGTCTCGCCCTCGCCTGTGTATCCAGCGATAGTCCAAAGCATCTCGACCATCTCTGGATAGTGGTTGCAGGCGTGGACGATGTAGGCGGCGTCTTCAATCGGCCATACCTGCAACTGCTGCGCCCTATCGTTCTGCCGGACGACAAGTGTGCCTCCGTTGGAACATTCTTCTGTGTGCCACGGCAGCGTCGTTGCAGGTTTTTGTTTGGCTTTCATTGTTCCTCCTCGCTCGTTGTGATTACCTACTGCAGCGCAGCGTCTATTGCTGCTTCCTGCTCCGGCGTAGCAGCAACTTGATGCGCGGCCCAGTTCGCCTTCTGCTCCGGCGTCATTTCTTCCGGGCAGTATTCGAGCATCAGCGCGTCCACCTTGGCTTGTAGGGACTCGGCCTTTGCCTTCCAGTAGTCGGCCTGCGTCGCGTATTTGCTCATCGTCATATTGTTCCTCTCAGTAGTAGCGCGAAGCTAGGCGGCTGCGTTGTGATCGGACGGAACCCACTTTCGGATCACGCCATTGGCCGGTCGGATGCACGTCTGCGTGAAACCGAGGGCGTGAAGTTGGCGCAGTACCGTGTTCGCCAGAGCCTCGTCCATCACACAGGAATCGCGCTTCGTCCTGAAGTAGCGCGGCTTGCCTTCCTCGAACCCGGCGTATAGGTCGCCGTCAGAATTTACGATTACGCAGTCCATCTATTTCTCCTTGTCATTCGTGCAGAACCTTACAGGGGCGTTTGGTCAGCCCCAACATTCGAGTTCATCATTCACCGCGTCATTGGGAGCATAGGCGAGCGCATTTTTCAAACCACCCTTTGCATCTAAGGTGGCTCCCCATCCCAAATGAGCGAGAACCCAGGCATACTTCCAGCCTATTTTGGTGGCGCGTTTAATCAAGATCGCGTAGCGCATCTTCCACAGCCAGATATAGAAGCGTTGCAATGGGGTCGAAGGTTTCATGCTGCAATCCTCCTTGGTTCGCATCGGCTACTTTTCCTGACGATTACCCAATAGCAGTGCGTGTTCTTCGCGTGATGGGCGATCTTCCAGCGCCCGCTCTTGAGGTTGCCCCCGCAGGGGTCGCGCTTGATGATAAGGTCGCACGGCATCAGCCCGGCCTCACGCACTTTCTGGTTGAACATGGACAGGTTCCACTGGTAACGATGGTTGTGGACGTAGTCCTTGATCTTGGAGAACACCAGCCCGTCATCGCGCAGGACACGCGCCGCTTCACGCAGGAACGGGGCGTGCAGGCTCTCGATGTTGTCAGCTTTGACGCCGCGAGAAGGGTTGCGGACCCATGCCGAAGCAGCGGCGGGCGGGAGCGTTCTCATGCGGCTACTTTCATTCCGGTTTCCCACAGCAGCCGCTCGACCTCGCGGTTCGTCCACGCGAGCAGCCGCACGTCGTCCAATTTGTGCGAGAGGTAGAAAGCGCGCCGACTCTCGCGGTGAAGCTGACGGTGGTGCATGGCGCAAAGGGGCGCCGTCGCAAAATCTGAATGTTCCCCGCGCACCGACTCAAGGTGGTGCGCTTCTTCGGCTGGCACTTGAACGCCATGCCGATTCACGCATACCACGCAGGGCAGCCGGTGGATCAGCCCGAGCCAGCGCTTGGAAGCGGCGCTCATTCGATTTTCAGCCTATCGCCCTGGACCAGATGGGCGCCATCGATGATTACGCCGGCCTTCAAGTCTTCCCGGATCTTGTTCCGATCTGGTTCCCGTTTCTCTGGAATGATGCGCTCGTATTCGGCGGGGACTGGCCCCGTGAGTTCCACGGCCGGCGGGTTCTTGACTATCTTCGCCTTGAAGGTGCCGTCGTTCGCTCGGATCTCGGTGATGCCGAGCACCTTCATGTTCGTGTAGAGATATCCACGAAGGCCGTCCGCCTTGCGCTGCGCAGAATCTGCACGGGCCTTGAGCTTCTTGGCTGCATTGGCGATCGCTTCGGCCTCGGCCTCGATGTTCAGCACGAAGGCGACGACGTTCTGGCCCTTGAGGGCGATCTGACCTTCTAGGTTCGCCAGGGCTTGGTGGACCTGTTCCGCGTCGGCATCATCCGGTAGCTCGGACAATGCCGTGCGGTACTGATCCGTCAGGGCGTAGAGGGAGAGGTTCATCAGAACGGGATGTCGTCGGCCATGTCGTCGAACTTGGAGCCGGTCTTCGGGTGAACGCGGGTGGGCTCTTTTTCCTTGCCCTTGAAGCGTAGCCCGCCCACAAGCTCGCCGCCGAAGGTCACGTTGTCATCCGTGAACAGGACGATCTCTTTCCCGGTCCATTCGTCTGTGTTGTCGGACCCGAGGACTTTTTCGGCGATCTTGATGTTGGTGGAATTGAGTACCATCGGCTTGGCAAACTCCTTGAACCGGACGGCCCACTTGTATTCCGGGGCAGCGTCTTCCTTCGCGAGGTTTACCTTGCCGATTTTGATGATGGTGACGATGACCGGATCAGGCACGTCGGAAGTCTTCAGGTACTTGGACTGGATCATGTCGCTGGTGCGTGGCATTACGTTCTCCTCTGTCGAATAGTTGCTTGCCATTGCCGCGAAAGCCCGCACTCGCTGGCGAGAAGCGCGGCTTGTTCTTTCAGCCCACAAGCGGCTATTTCCATGAGCGCCTGTAGTAGGATGGCTTCGCGCTCCTCGTCTGCAATCTGATGCTGATAGTCGAGGCGGGCGTTCACAGTGTTCCCTTCGTGACCGTGCCGCCCTCGTAGACGCACTTGGCGTAGCAGAGCTTCTTGTCTGGCTGGTGCACGACTTGGACGCGAAGGTGCTTGCCTCGGTGTATCTTCAGGCAGTCGCAGAGCAACTCCCGGTAGTAGGCGCGGGCGCGCTTGACGCGCATCTCCTTCTCCATCGCCTCGATTACGAGCTGGTCGGCGTAGTCGCCGCCGTAGGGCCAGCCGCTGCCGACGAAGCCGAAGGCGGCGAGCAGAAGGGCGAGGGCGCACACGCCGCCGATGATTTCGTGGAGCAGCCTCATTTCCCGCACCTCCACCTACGCCGCGTGCTGGCCGGGGCTTGGGCGTGCGCCATCCAGAACACCCATAAGCGAATCCGCGCAGACCCTACGAAGCCGCCCAGCAAATCGCGCCGCGCCAGTTGCAGAAGCTCCATGAGGTCGCCGTACCTGCTCGCGTACTGGTTGCCGCTCACTTGTCGCGCTCCGCGAGCATGGCGTCGGCGATTTGAAAGATATGCGTTGGAACATTTCTAAAAAAATGGTCCGCGCCGAAACAGGCTCCATTCGCTTTGAAGTATTCCGCGATAATCTGACTGGCGATTGCCGCAGCGAAGTAGTCGCGCAGGGACATGCCGATTAGCAACGGATGCAGCGATTGATCGCCAACCGGAAACGCTGGCCCGCCGTCAGGTTTCATAGTTCGCTCCTCGCTGCGTTGACGCGCAGCACCAGCTCGGCAAACTCGGCAACGTCGTCACGTTCACGCTTGGGCGCGTGCGGATTTTCTGCCCGCCACAGGTAGCACTCGCCGGCCTTGGAACACTCGCCGGCAGCGACAGGGCAGCCGATGGGGGAGACGCACTTCACCACGGCCACCACTTCATAAGCGCGAGCACCGCAGCGATGACGGCCGCGTAGATGCCGAGGGAGATAACCCCGGCGAGCGCGATCCCGCGAACGGTGTCCAGGTCGTCGGGCTTCATGCAGCCCGTCCTTCCTGTCCTGCTGCGCGGCGAGCTAGGCAGTATTGTTTGATGTCGTCTAGAGAGAAGCCCGCGTTGCGCAACGCCACGAACGGCATGCGCTCGATCTGGTGCACCGGCAACTTGTCGAGGAAGGCTCTACCATTGGGGAAGTTGTTGAGCCCGCATGGCGCACAGGCGTAGTGCCGGACGCCGTACTTGAACAGGGGCGTCTTGAAGTTGTCCATGCGGCAGAACCGGCAGTGGTTGATGGTGTTCAAGCTGACCTCCGCGCTTTTCTGGCGGCGACCTTCTCTGCACGCTCGCGCGCGACGCGCTGCTTGACGGCCAGCGACCAAGCAGCCCCGAGGTCGAGAACCTCCTCGGAGTGCAAGCCCTTCGGCCGCAGGAGTAGGAGCGAGCCGTGCAGCGTGGCGATCAGAGGGCGCATGCCGCGCTCTCGCACGTAGGCGCCGGTCTCGCGCGTCACCGAGTTGATCGTGCACTTGGTGGTCACGCATCCTCCCCGAGTTCGCGCAGGAGGGTACGGGCCTCGCACACTGGGACCGGCATGAACTGCGGTGTGTAGCCGGACTTCTCGCAATGCTCGGTGTATAGGTGCTCGTACTTTCGCGCGAGACTCCGCAGCTCCTCCACCAGCCGCGCACGATCATTGGCTAACTGTTGGATCACGTCAGGGACGCGACGCAGCGGCGTTGCGGGTGTGTGCTTCATTTGTCGCCCCGCGCTTCCGCGCCGCTCAGGTCGCGCTCGTGGTAGTAGGGAGCTTCTTGGTCGTCCTCCGTGACATCGCGGTAGACGAGTTCGCACCCAACGTGGACGCGGGCACTGAGCCAATCCAGCGTGCCGACGCCGATCAGGTAGGCCGCGCCCGTGGGCGACTTGCTGAATCCGACGTACTCCGTTGTGGGTGTGTGCTTGGTCATGCGGCTCTCCTCACAAGTTCGTTCGTGCCCAAGTCCCAGCCACGGCGCCACTCGGCATACAGCGGGTCTTCGGGCTGGTACGGGTTGAGGTTGTTCGACAGGGCCAGCCTGCCGACCCGGGCGCCTTCGGTGAAGGCGGACTGGCGGTGCTGCTCGAGTAGGTTCGCGTCCATGTGGAACCGAGACTAAAGTAATGCTTTCCTGTTGTCAAGCAATGCTTGATTACGAGGTATGGGGTAGGATTAGGGCGGGGGTGCCCTATGGACGAACAGGTAAAGCTGCTGAAGAAGATCGCCGGGTCGCTGAGCGCCTTGAACAGCGCGGCGGCGATCATCGCGGTGCTGCTGGTCTACATCGCCTTCAGGGTGAGCTAGAAGCGGGGCTCGTCCTTGGGGGCGAGGCCGTCCAGGACGGCCGCCAGTAGCGGCTCGAAGTCCTCGGAGCTATCGAAGGCTTCCCGCACGGCGAGACCCATCTTGCGGATCGCTCGCTGGCGTTCCTTGCGCAGGATCAGGCTGCGGCCGCCGCGCTCATAGTGGCGCACCATCCAAGCTGCATTGAGGATAGCGGCCACGAGAGCAGCGTGGTCTGGTGCCATACCCGACGAACAGCATCAACTAGGCGACAGTTGCCCTAAGACCTTGAAGCTTTGTCAGGATTCTGCGCAGCAGCGATTTACCATAATACACAAGCGAAGCGACGCGCGAAGAAAATGAGGCGCGCGCATCGTCGGCGGAGAAGGGCGGCAGCAGTAGCGCGAATAGCAGGGCCAGCGGCGCCCCGATCCTGAGCCATGCGTTTTTCGTCTGCCTGGATTCGCCACGGCGTCCCTCAAGAAAGAACTCGATGGGCTGCCCGGTGATCTCTGCTATCGTTTGCAGGTGCCGCTTGGCGACGCGGCCGGTGGTCCTCCAGCTATGAACAGCCTGGGGACTCACGTCGCATTGCGCGGCAAGGTCGATCTGCCGGATTGGCGGGTTGTGACCATCCATCGCCGAGGTAATCCGCTTCGCCAATTCCTTTGCATCAAGCATAAGTTGATTCTCCATTTTGCGGGGCAAACAAGCAATAGTTGACTTCAGGAAAGTAATGCTTTATTTTCCGCCCCATGACCAAACAAGAACGGCGGCGCCTGGCCGCTGCCCTGGAAAGGGCGGTTGAAGAAGCCGGCGGGCCGGCCGAGGTCGCCCGCTTTATCTCCGAGAAGTACGAGCCCATCACCGCGCAGGCCGTTTGGGCCTGGAACGGGAAGCCTTGCCCGCCTCGGCGCGCCGTACAAGTAGCCGCCGCCGTTGCTGCTCGAGGGGGTCGTACATCCGCGCAGGACATTCGACCGGACCTATACGAGCCGCTCGCCGCATGAGCCTTCGCGGCAAGGAAGTTCGTCCGTTCATCGGGCATACGTTTCACGAAAAGCTGGCGATTATGGCCGAGTTCAAGGACGACATGCAGCTCGCGGAACTCGCTGCGCGCATCCTCGAAAAAGGCATCGTGGCCGAGTGGCATGAGATCAGCGTACTGATAGAGCGTTCCGAGCGCCTCGGAAAGCGTTGGAAGGCCACGGAAACGAAATGACTTTCTCCAGCCGCCCGGGACCCTCCTTCCCCCACAAGGGCGTTTCCTCCCGGCGCCCATGGTGCTGGACCATGGCCGGGGGGATTTTCTGGTGAAGGCACATCCGGTCGCCAGCATCTTCCCGGCTATGGGCGAGGCCGAGTATGCCGCGCTCAAGGCGGACATCAAGGCGAACGGGCAGCGTGAGGCGATCTGGACGTGGCAAGGCCAGATCATCGACGGCAGGCACCGCGACAGGGCTTGCAGCGAGCTCGGCGTGCCGTGCCAAGCCCGGGAGCACCAGGGCGAGGAGTCTGGGCTGGTGGGCTTCGTCGTCTCGCTCAACCTGCACCGCAGGCATCTGAACGAAAGCCAGCGGGCGGTAGTGGCGGCGCGAATTGCGACTTTGCCGCAAGGGCCAAACAGGGTCACCGGAAAATCTGCCGGTGTATCGCAGGAGGAGGCCTCGGCCCTACTCAACGTAAGCGACCGGAGCATCCGGGACGTGAAGCGCCTTGAACGCGAAGCGCCCGAGTTGCTGCCAAAGGTGGAGGCCGGCGAGCTTTCCCTGAATGCCGCGGTAGGCGAGATCAAGAAACGCGAGCGCGTCGTCGCCATTACCAGCCAGAGAGATGAGCTTGCGCGGGCGCGACCCGAGGCACCGCTCGGCCTGTTCAACGTGATCGCCATCGACCCGCCGTGGCCATACGGTGAGGAGATCGACGTCACCGGCTACGACGCCATCGGGCATCGTGCCTCGAATCCCTACCCGGAGATGGCGCTTGAGGACATTACTGCCATCAAGCCGCCAGCCGCCGCAGATTGCGTGCTGTGGCTATGGACAACGCACCGCTTCATGCGCCACGCCTTCCCGATCCTCGACGTCTGGGGCTTCGAGGACAAGGCCATCGTCACTTGGGCCAAGGACCGCATGGGCCTTGGCCGGTGGCTTCGCTCGCAAAGCGAGTTCTGCATCATGGCGGTGAAGGGTAAGCCGCCGATCACTCTCACGAACCAGACCACCATCGTCACCGGGCCGATGCGCGAGCACTCCCGCAAGCCCGACGAGTTCTACGCCATGGTCGACAGCCTGTGCCACGGCCGAAAGCTGGACTACTTCTCCCGCGAGAAGCGCGAAGGATGGGAGCAGTTCGGCAACGACGTCGAGAAGTTCGCCGCATGAACTTCGCGGACATGCCTCAAGCCCAGAAGGGGGCTCTCGGCGAGGAGATTGTAGACGACTTCCTACGAGGGAAGATGGTCATCCCTTATCGGCCACATTTCGATGGCGCGCACCCGTTCGACAGGCTGTGCGCAACGGCAGATAAGCGGACGGTGTTCATCGCCGACGTGAAGTGCAAGCCACAACGTAAGTTCTTCCCAGATACGGGCATCAACCTCAAGAATTACCACGAGTACAAGTTCATCCAAGGCAAGTACGGGTTGCGTATCTTCATTTTCTTCGTGGATGAGTCGGAAAGGAAGGTCTACGGGAATTGGATCGACCAACTTGAGGCCGACACGATCGTTGTTCTGCAAAGCGGCAAGCGCATTAAGTATCCATTGCGGGGCGGCAAAATTATCTATTTCCCGAGGCAGAACATGCGTGACATTGCTGCCGTAGATGACGCGCGCGCGTTGAAACTAAAACAACTCTCTACCCGAAACGAGGCATACGTCTACGAATAGCTTGCGCGTGGGTGGACGACAGCGCGCGTTGGCAAAAGCGGTACTGGTTGTCAGGGGTGAAACACCGCACATGGGGCTGGCGAAGCTAGCGGCCCTTCCCCGAAAAGGCTGGCGGGTGTCGAGGCTCCGGCAGAAGCGGAATCGACTGAAGGCCACCTAGTCTAAGGCTAGGTGCGCTCACCAACAGAGCGGATTAAAGGGCCAAGGGCATGAAAGGCGAAGAAGGCTTCGACGAGTTCTGGAAAGCGTACCCGCGCAAGAAGAAGAAGGGTGATGCGCGGAAGGCGTGGCAACAGACGGCGCCGATTCGGCCGCCGCTTGAGAAGCTGATTCGTGCCGTGATTGTCGCGCGCGCGACGAAGGACTGGACGAAGGACGACGGCGAGTTCGTACCGTACCCGGCGACTTGGCTTCGTGCGGAGTGTTGGGAAGACGTACACGATGTGGAGATAGACCGCGTGAGGGATGGCAAGGCGTGGCACGAGTCGGTGCACGGCATAGAGAAGCGGGCGAGGGAGCTCAACATGGAGTGGAACGCGCGTGAGGAAACCTTCCAGCAATTCGCGCGGCGGGTCAAAGCCGTCAGCGACTCAGGAAACGTTGTTCCCATTGGGCGGGCAGCGTGACGCTGGACCAGGCGATCAAGTTGCAGGAGGAGCAGGCGAGGTGCGAGCTGGAGATGTGCTACCGGCTGACAGTGGAGGAGATAGTGGAGTACCTGCATTGGGCTCAGTCTCAATCGAGTGGTATGCCGATAAGCAGCGCGAATACCGAGAGGCTGGCGAGCGAAGTGCAGCGGCGTATTGGGCGGCGCGCGGGGTGAGGTGGCCGTGACTTTTCAACGAACAGGAGGTAGTCATGTCATTCAAGTTCGAGATGCAGCAAGAAGTGCGACTCGTGCAGAGCGGAGAACACGGCGCAGTCATCGGGCGCGCGGAATACACTTTCGGGAACGAGAACCGGTATCTGCTGCGGTACGTTACGACGGACGGCCGACAAGTCGAAAGCTGGGAATCGGAGTCGGCGCTGCGGAATCACGTCCAAGCGTGATCTAGCGTGGCTGAGACCACCGGCATCTCCTGGACCGACAGCACCTTCAATCCGTGGATCGGATGCACGAAGGTCGGGCCTGGTTGCGACCACTGCTACGCCGAGGCTCTGGACAATCGCCACCGCTGGCAGGGCGCTATGCATTGGGGCGTGGGCGTGCCGCGGATGCGGACGAGCGCGGCCAACTGGAAGAAACCGCTGGCGTGGAACGCGAAGGCGCAGGCTTCCGGCAAGCCGTGGCGGGTGTTCTGCGCGTCCTTGGCCGATGTGTTCGACAACGAAGCGCCGGACGAATGGCGCCGTGACCTGTGGGACCTGATCGAGCTCACGCCGAGCCTAACGTGGCTTCTGCTCACGAAGCGCATCGGCAACGCCATCCGCATGCTGCGCACGAACGATTGGGCCGCGTCGACGCGCTGGAACGTCTGGATCGGCGCAACTATCGTCAACCAGGACGAGGCCTACAGGGATGTGCCGAAGCTGCTCGCCACGCCGGCGCGCGTTCGGTTTGTGTCCTACGAGCCCGCCTTGGGGCCGGTGGACTGGAGGCGCTATCCCGGCATCGACTGGATCATCGTAGGCGGGGAAAGCACGCAGGGCGCGAAGGCTCGACCGTTCGACTTGCAGTGGGCCTACCACACGATAGGCGATGCCGAGCAGATGGGGGCCGCGCCGTTCGTGAAGCAGCTCGGCAGTTGCAACGGATTCAAGGATCGCGCCGGCGCCGACCCGGCCGAGTGGCCTCTTGGCCTGCGCGTGCAGGAGTTCCCGAAGTGATCGAGCGCCGCTTCATCATCGGCTCGGAGTCCGTGCGCCGGAACGTGTCGGCCTTCATTGCCAAGCTGCCGTTCGAGAAGCCGGTGGAGGTATTCGTTCGTGACTACATCGAGAAGCGCAGCCTGGAGCAGAACGCTAGGCTGTGGGCGCTTCACAGCAAGGCCGGCGACTTCGTGGGCTGCACTGCCGAGGAGATGCACGAGGACATGCTGCGCATGGTGTACGGCTACAAGGAAGTCACGATGCCTAGCGGCCACGTCGAGCGCGTCCCGTTGAAGCGTTCGAGTACCCGCAACCGCAAGGAGTTCGCCGAGTTCATGGAGAAGGTGGAGGCGTTCTATATCGCCGAGCTGGGCGTGTACCTGGAGCAGGCGGCGTGAGTCCGACCCAGCGCACGCTCTTCTACTTGAGAAAGAAGGGCTACACGGCCGTCATCACGGAGCGCTGGAACTCGTTCGCGAAAATCCGGCAGGACATGTTCGGCATCGTGGACGTGCTTGCTGTCCGTAGCGGCGAAACGCTGGCCGTGCAGTGCACGAGCGCACCGAATGTGGCCTCCAGAGTCACAAAGATAGCCGAGCACGAGAGCACGCCGAGGTTGCGGGAGGCTGGCTGGCGCATAGAGGTGCACGGCTGGACGAAGGGCAAGCGCGGCGATCCGCGCATCGTGGATTGCTCGTGATCGACGAAGCGGTGCGGCTGTACTCGAAAGCCCAGCGTGTGCCCGTCGATGTCGTCGCCCCACAACACGAGGACATTCACGCCGACCTTGAGAAATGGGGAAGGTGGAACCGTGAACGTACGGCGTCCCGTGGCTGCGCTTCCGCCGAGTCCGTGTACGAGAAAACCCGCACACCGGGCTCCACGGCGCACGAGGTGGATCTGAGAAGCGTGCAGCTTGAGCGTGCGGTGCTCAATGTGCCAGAGCCGTACAGGCAGACGTTGCGATTGTTCTACGTGCAGGGCATCAGTCCCTCAGCCCTGTGCAAGGGATTCTCCATGCGCCACGAGGCCTTCGCTGCGTGGATGTTCGCTGCCCGGGCGATGGTTGTAAACTTGCTGATGAGGCACGCATGAAAATTCGCATTTTCTTGCTGGACATGCAGGACACGGGCGAGCGCCGCACGCCGAGCGAGATTGTCGAGGAAATGGGAATCCGATATGCTCGATGGGAATCGCATCCTATCGCCGACCAGATTCACCTGATCGGCGTTGACGAAGGCTCGTTGCACAAGGCGTTGCCTTCCTATATGACGCTCGAGCCTTGACCGACAAGACACACCGCCCCTAGCGTCTCCAAGGGGCTTGATTCGCAAGCGATTGTGGTATAGTGGCGCCGACAACTTGACCTAGCACCACGCCTACAAGCGTGTGAGCCAGCCCGGGAAGCCTGGGCGCCGGCTCATTCACCCCAGAAACCCATGAAGAAACAGACGCGCAGGCGCGCTCGCTTGTGCTCGCCCCCACATTGCCAGCGCATCACGTTGCAGACGAAGTGCGAGAGGTGCCGTGGCTTGGCCATACGATTTCCGCTGGCAGAAGGCGAGCAAGGCCTATCTGTGCACGCACCCATTGTGCGCAATGTGCAAGAAGCAGGGCAGGGTCACTGCAGCGCAGGTGGTGGACCACATCACCCCCCATAAGATGGACATGGTGCTGTTCTGGGACACCGATAACTGGCAGTCCCTGTGCAAGCGCTGCCACGACAGCCTGAAGCAGCGCATAGAGAAATCAGGGCCGGGCTTCGATGCCGAAGGCAATCCACTCGACGCCAAGCATCATTGGCGACGGGGGGGATGAGAAAACTTTTCGTGTTTCGCGCTAGAC